GTCCACGTCCTCGACCACAACCAGAACTTCTCTGCGGCGAACACGCTCGATGACACGGCCACGATCGGCGCATCGACTCTCACCAACGGCATGGCGAGCAAGTTCAAGCTCGTCGTCTCTTCATCCGCCCCCGGGTACGGCATCGCCGAGACGAAGACGGGCATTCGCATCTACACTGCGTCGCTCAATCCCAGGAGCAACGACTACGTCTTCAACGTCCTGAACACAGACCCCAAGGCCTTCCAGAGGGAGGAGCACCTCCTCCTCGCTCACTTCCCAGTTGAGCCCGAGGTCGCTGGCGTCGCCACGTCAGGCCAGGTCGTCGCGGTCGTCTCTGGAAGCGTGAAGACGTCCTCCAGCTCTGGCGACACCTCGCTCACGATGCTCAACGCCTTTGGCCGCTTTGACACCCGCTTCAAGACGGCAAGGTCGCCAAGCTTCATCTCGCAGCCTTTCGGCGACGTGGAGCACGACCTCTTCCACTTCGAGGCCCTCAACGACGGCGTCGCAGGCAACAGCCAGGTGAAGGTCTCGATCTCCAACCTCAGGAAGACTGAGGACATCAACAACCCGTACGGCACCTTCGACGTTCTCGTTCGTCGCTTCGATGACACGGACAGCAACATTCAGATCCTCGAGCAGTTCCCGCTCTGCGATCTCAATCCCCAGAGCGACAGGTACGTCGGAAAGATCGTCGGCGATCGCAAGGTGTACTACGACTTCGACACCGAGAATGAGGCCGAGCGTCGCTTCATCGTCGACGGGCAGTACGCGAACCGCTCGACCTACGTCAGGGTGGTGGTCGCCGACTCAGTCAAGCTCAAGACGGTTCCCGCCGCCTCGTTGCCCTTCGGGTTCAGGGGCGTGCCGGTTCTCAAGACCAACGACACCCTCACGGACAGCACCGCTGTGTTCTCGGGCCTCTCCTTCGCGGGAGACAGGCTCGGCTGTCAGAAGAACAATGCTCTGTCCGATCCCTCGTTCGAGAAGGCAATCCTGCCTCCCATCCCCTTCAGGTTCAAGGTCACACGAGGCTCAGTTGCCAGCACAGGCAACTTCACGGGTGAGATCGGCGTCAACGAGTCCGTTGACCCCAACCTCTTCTGGGGTGTGAAGTTCGAGACTGCTCCCGACTCTGCCATCGTCACCGACGGCATTCTCGACGCGAACAGGAGCTCTGACATCAACCCCCTGATCGGGAACGTCGCTCAGTTCCTGGGCATCCAGAAGCTCGACATGCTCGTCACGGGAAGCGGTGCTGACAAGCACGGCAGCAACAAGTTCACGCTCGCCCGGGTCGCGCTCTTCAACCAGCCCGTCGGGACGAGCATCGTGAACGCGCTCACCGGCACAGCTGATGAGCACATGCGCGGGGCGGCGTACATCAGGAACGGCGTGCCTGACACGACCGACTACACGATAGTCGATCCCCAGGAGGCGAACTACAGCCGAATCACCCTCGCCTCGGTGCTCGCCCTCACCAGCTCCACGTACTTCAACCGATTCAGCGGGTACGCCAAGTACACCACCTTCCTCTACGGTGGCTTCGACGGCGTCAACATCCTCGACAGGGACGCTGCCGTGCTGAGCGACCGCTCCACCTCGGCTGAGGTGGGCGGAAAGGCGCTCAACACCGTTGACATCGGCATCAGCAATCCCTCGGGCGTCGCGCTTCAGAACAACGGCGTCAACTCATTCAAGACAGCGGTCGACATCATCACAGATACCGCGACCTCTAGGATCAACCTCCTCGCCCTTCCGGACATGAGGGAGTCCCTGATCACGGACCACGCCGCGAGGAAGGTCAAGGAGTACGGCAAGGCCGCTTACGTCGCTGACATCCCCTCCTACACCGAGGACACGATCCGCGTCTTCGCTCGGGACGGCAGGCGCCCTGATGTGCAGTCCACCTGCGATCAGTTTTCTGCGCGGGCGATCGACAACAACTACACGGCGACATACTTCCCTGATGTGACGATCACCGACACGATCACGGGCCGCCGCGTCCAGGTTCCTGCCTCGGTCGCCGCGATGGGAGGCATCGCCTACAGCGACACCGTGGCCTACCCCTGGTACGCCCCAGCGGGATTCAGCCGCGGTGCCCTGTCCTTCGTCAACAACACGCAGGTCCGCCTCAACTCCGCTGACAGGGACAACCTCTACGTCGCGCGCATCAACCCGATCGCGCGTCTTCCAGATGTTGGGTTCGTCATCTTCGGCCAGAAGACGCTCCAGGTGACAAAGAGCTCTCTCGACAGGCTCAATGTGCGTCGCCTCCTCCTCGAGGTGAAGCGCATCGTCGAGGGCATCGCCCGTGGCATCGTCTTCGAGCAGAACACACCCGCCACCCGCGCGAGGTTCGTGGACGCTGTCAAGCCACAGCTGGCGATCATCCAGTCTCAGCAGGGCATCGACTCGTTCGATGTGATCATGGACTCCCGCAACAACACTGAGGCGGACGTCGAGAGCAATCGCCTGAACGGCAGAATTGTCATCGTGCCCACACGCACCGTTGAGTTCATCGCGATCGACTTCGTGGTGACCAACGCGGGGGTGAGCTTCTGATGATCAATAGATACAAGGCAGAGCACTAGGAGCGACGCCACATGTCAGAGATCACCTTCAAGAGCGCTGGTGTTAGCAGCAGAGAGATTGATCTCAGCGGCGCTACACGCTCCCCTGTTGTGGGAGTTCCCGCTGGCGTGATCGGCACCGCCGTGAGCGGTCCCGCATTTGTGCCGGTCACCGTGGGATCCTTCGCTGAATTCACCACGGTGTTTGGCGAGGTTGACTCCACCAGGTTCGGTATGCTTGCGGCCAGAGAGTGGCTCCGCAACGCGACCGCGCTGACATACGTTAGGGTTCTGGGGGCTGGAGACGGCACTCGCAGGACCTCTTCCGGGGTCAACTCTGGCAAGGTGACCAGCGCGGGCTTCGTTGCAGGCGCGAGGCAGGTGCAGGCGAGCGGACTCGTCAATGAGAATCCGTACGCCTACTCCGGTGGGCCGCTTGGCCGGACCTACTTCCTTGGCTGCTTCATGTCTGAGTCCGCGGGAAGCACCGTCTTCTCACGCGCGGGCATCCAGACAGATCCCCAGGCGGTGCCCATCATCAGGGGCGTCCTCATGGTGGCCTCGGGCGTCGTCCCCGCCCTGTCCTCCGCGCACTACGGCACCAACACGCCCTCGACCGGCCCCACAAACATCGCCTCGAACATTCGCGGCCTCGTCACGGGATCCGTCGGCCAGGGACAGAGCTTCGTCCTCATCCTGAACGGGCACAGGGACACCGCGCAGTACAGGGCCTGGATCACCGCGTCGTTCGACGAGGACAGCCCACAGTACATCTCTCGCGCCTTCAACACCGATCCCCTCAAGATCGAGCAGGCGGGCCACTACCTCTACACGCACTACGACGTCCACCCGACGCTCGCGGCGGTGACGGGCGCCAACGTCCACACGGCGGGCTTCTTCGAGACCGTCAACGACAACAACGGCTACACAGAGGCTGAGCGGCGCTTTGAGGTCGGATTCATCCTCTCGGGATCAGCCACGCACAACAGTGGCACAATCAGCGTTCCCAACTTCGAGGGATTTGAGGAGCGGTACAAGGCCGCCTTCTCACCCTTCGTGGTCTCGCAGACTGTGGGAGGAAGCGCGCGGAACCTCTTCAGGATCCATGCGCTGAATGACGGCGCCGCCGCCACCACGCGCACAAAGATCACGATTGAGAACATCACGAAGCCCCTGTCGAACACGCAGTACGGCACGTTCGACCTCGTCGTCCGCGCTCTCGATCCGATCTTCCCGACGGGCGGTGGGTCGGCTGTGGTGGACTCTGACGAGAACCGTGCCGTCCTCGAGGCGTTCCGCGGACTCACTCTCGATCCCAACTCCCAGAACTACATCGCTCGCAGGATTGGCGACAGGTACACCTACTTCGACTTCGATCGCGCTACTAGGGCACAGAAGATCGTCTCGACCGGCGACTACGAGAACAGCTCGAACTACATTCGAGTCGAGGTGTCGGACGCGCTCCGCAACGAGGAGATTCCGGCCTACGCCCTCCCGTTCGGCTTCCGCGGCCACCACCACCTCGTGACGAGCGGATCCGGGATATTCTCGGCGGGAACTGGCGTCGGCTTCGTTGCCGCCAAGAATCAGCCCACCTTCCTCGGCGCGGCGGTCGTGCCGCCTGTGCCGTTCCGTGAGAACATCACGATCGGCGCAAGCACACGCACAGTCTCCTCGGCGCTTTCATGGGGCGTGCAGTTCAACAGGCGAGTCTCGCTCGACCAGCCAAACATCTCAACAAGCCCCTCGCCCACCATCAACAGCCACGCGAAGTACTTCGCAGACTACCACACGAACTTCAGGGCGCCGTGGGTCGGGAACAACGCGGGCGTGGCCGACTCAAGCGGGACGGTTCTTGACTCCGACAGGTTCAACAACAACTTCTTCTCTCTCGAGAGGGTGAGGGTTGTCACAGGATCTGATGGCAAGGCCGACACCTCGGTCAACGCGTGGGTGAGCGCCTCCTACTACAGGCAGGGCGGCATCCCAATCGACGACGCGACAAAGACCCGCGCGATGAACGTGGACGACCTCACCGTCGCGGGCAACAGGGCGTACGCGAAGTTCAGCTTCTTCCTCCAGGGCGGCTTCGACGGCGTCAACATCTTCGACGGCGAGAAGTCCCGCCTCTCCAACGCCGCTGCCAAGCGCGAGATCGACGACGCGACTGTGCAGGGAGGAACCGCAGGTCCCACGGTGGCGTCAGTCAGGAAGGCGATCGACACGCTGACGAACAAGTCTGACGTGGACATCCAGCTTCTCACGGTTCCCGGAATGAGGCACACGTCCATCAGCGACTACGCGATCACCGCCGTGGAGAACCGCTTCGATGCCCTGTACATCATGGACATCGAGGAGAAGGACACGCAGAACATCTACGTGACCTCCTCGGACGTGTCGCCCAGGCTCAGCGTCTCCAACACGACGACCAACTTCAGGAGCCGCGCGCTCGACAGCTCCTTCGCTGCAGCGTACTTCCCTGACGTCGTCATGACCGTCGACTCCTCGGGTCGCACGCAGAGGGTGCCGCCCTCGGTCGCGGTCCTCGGAGCCTACAGCCAGAACGACAGGCTCGCGCGCAGCTGGTTCGCCCCCGCAGGCCAGACCCGCGGCGTCCTCACCTCTGTCACTGAGCCCAC